TAAGCATCAATAACCCATCGATCACGGCGTTTTGTGATGCAAGCCATAACAAAGCCCCCTTTCTTTCATTTGATAGGGCCAGGACCAAAGTCCCGGCCCCTGGTTGTTACGCTGCCGCTGTCTTTGAATCGAATCCGTGCTCTTTTCTCCATTCTTCCGGCATGGCTTGGCTTAATTCATTGGCGATTTCATAAAGTTCCTCTGGAAGATCCTCCAAAATGGCAAGGGCGACGTCAATTTGTCCTGACATACCCCAGTAATCACCCACTCCGTCATCTGCATAAAGACCGTTAAAAAGCGTGCTTATTTTTCCCCTCATACACTGAAGTTTCGGGATAATGTCTCTAAGTTTGTCCTGGATAACTTCTGATTCTGATTTAAGCACTGAAAGACTCATTCGTCACACCTCCCGGCCATGGCCTCAATCCTGAAGGCTTCAAATACCATTTCCATCACCTCAATAGCCCGGTCTTTGTCCATCTCCTTCAATATTGACAAAATTCCACTTTCCGCCATCAATTCTCTTAATCTCTCTTCCACTTCACAACCTCCATAAATAAAAAAGCCCGTAGAGCTACTAGGATGCTGATAGGCACCCCCCAGGCGTCGCCGCTACTGGACTCTACGGACAAATTTAAATTGTTGGCACAAACAGAAAAAGCCACTATCGTGGGCCTCACCGCTATCAGATTGTTTTAGTGACCTCAGAATAAAGAATTTTCCCAAACTGTCAAGCGGATTTTTCCCGGATATCTCCCTGTTCGGGCTTAAAATATTCCTTCTGATATTTCCGGTACATCTCATTGACTTTGTGCTGAATGGCATCTGTGCCGTGATATCCCAGGATTTCGGCTATCTCCCCGAAGGCAAACCCGAACACCTTGTTTAAAAGAAACGCCTTCTCATGCTTAGATAAGGTGTTCTTGCCCCGGCTCATTGCATACTGAATAGCCTTATCTCTACCGTCTAAAATTTCCAGAATCTTATTGATGCGCTTGAGGCTTTGGCTATAAAGACCAGACGCAGTTCTATGGTCAATGCCGTATTTTTCTCCAATCTCCGCATAGGATTTACCAAGAATAAACCTCATATAAAAAATATCGGCTACTTGCTGATGTGGCGTAAAATCTATATCTTCCAGGTGTCTATGTGACTGATCGTTTCCGTCTGGTTGTTCTTCGGCTACCTCAAAAATCACCTTTTTTAAAGTAGACTCATGGTAATCAGAGAAACGCTTTTCCCAATAATGCCCAAAGTGCATAAGGGAATTATTACTGGTCTGTCGTTCCAGGCTGCCGTCTGTGACTTGTGACAACAGATAATCGACAAACCAGCATGGACGTTTGCATATTTTGCGGTTGTGACATTTAGCACAGACATTTTTCATACCTTCACCTATTTGGGCAATGAGTTCATATTCTCAAGCTGTCTGACTTCATCCACAGTCATAAACCCGGATTCAATGGCTATTTTATAGGATTCATAACGGGTCTTTGTGTCAGATCGGAGAAATCCGTTTGTCAGGTGTTCGATGAAAAACTTTTCCTTCTCGGATTCAGTAAGAAGACTTTTCATCATTGCTTGCTCAATCCTGGTTAACCACGGCTGCAATGTGTGAGTAAGGAAAGATCGGTTCTGCTCTGTCACGTTCGAGTAAGTGGATCTCTCATAGTCCATGACCAGATTAAGAGGCACCCGGAACACCCTGGCAATCTCCACAACAGAAAATTTCTGTGATTCAATCAACTGTGAATCCTGCGGAGATACGCCGATTGATTTCCATTCCAAGCCATTGTCCAGGATCGCAACCCTATGATGCTTCCTTTTGCCACTGTGCCCTGTCTCCCATGCCTGCCTTAAATCTGAAAGACTTTGAGCACTCAAGGCACTTGGAGAAACAAGGATTCCGCCCGGGCTGGCGTCGTTTCGGAAATAGCTTGATGAATATTCCTGTACTGCCTTTGAGTATCCAAAAGAATCCCGAAGCAGGGTAAGCGGAGAATAACCGATTATGCCGTCAGCCCCCAGGCCCCGGATGTGCAGAATATCCTGCATGGGATAAATCTTTTCCGCCCCATCGGATTGATGCTTGTAAACAAGTTCCCGGCCCTGAAGCTCCACAGTTACCTTGTCAGGGTGCAAAGGCCACAAGGCCACAACCTCGCCCTGATCCCTCTCAATGTAGCAATAGGCATTTCCTCTGAGGCATAGGTGCCCGACAAGCAGTTCCCGAAGCTCAAAGGAAGTCATCAGAGGATTTGGTGCATCATGGAGAAGACGAAACAGGGAAAAGCCCCTTGCCCGTTCCTTATCGCCATTGTCGAAGCGTTCATAAGTAAGCAATGGCAAGGATGCAATGGCCTCCGTTAATACCCGAATACAGGCATAAACCGCGGGAATGCCCAGGGCAACACTCTCGGTTATATTGATTCCGGCTGAAGTCTCCCGGCCTTCAAAGGCGTCAAGGTTCGCCCAGGACGCTGATCTCTTTTTGAAAAAAGGGAATTTCATATCTTATCCTTTATGGTAAAGGCGGACCCATTAAGGTCCGCCATGTTACGATCGATTACGCCCTTTCTGCCAAACCGACACACCATGAAAGGCTGTCGCCATGCTCCGGATTAATGGCTGCATTCCAGGTGCCCTGGCCGTCAAATCTCAGCAGTGCCCGATAGCTCATCAAATCCTGTGTCCAACCAGGGATGTTTGACTTTTCGAGTGTCAGTCCGCGGCGGATTCCGATTGCATACTGCGTCGGGTCAACAAACATGATGTCGTCAGCGTCACCGACTGTCGGCATATGAGAGGTAAACTTAACCGGACGGCCCAGGATCTTAAATTCTCCATTGCTCTCGGTCATTACAGGAACGATAGATCCGCCAGTGCCCACGGAGATGGTCAGGGTCAATAATTGCGGAATTGCGTTGTTGTTTGCCAACCAGATTGCCCGCTGTTGTCCCGCCGGATACATACGAGCGAACATCTTAACCAAGTTTTCATAAAGGATTGTGTCTTTCGCCTGGCCCGATTCTTTCGCAACGCTGATTTTTGCAGGATCACTTCTGAAGCCAAGCGGCTGCCCGGCACCATTTCCATTGATGAAATAAGAATCAAGTCCATATCCGATAGAGGTTCGCATTGCTCTGTCAAGCTGCGCCTCAAAACCCTGGCCGTCCTCTCGGAGTTCGTTCGAGATATCCACGAAAATTGCGCCTTTGTTCGCTCCCAGTTCAATCAAGCGGAGTTTCCCGGTCTGCTTGTTTCCGGTTCCTTCCTCGCTGAGAAATTCCATCTTGAAGCCTCCAAAAAGGATTCCTCCAGCTCTATCGGCTGCATCCCATCCGGGCACCTTCCTTGTCGGTGCTTCCATGGGCCACACGGTCGCCATGGGCCTTATAATTTCCGATTCCATAGAATCATCAAGCCACTGTGCCGCTAACGGTTCGGGAACAGATAAACCGCCCGATGCAGGCACTCCTTCCACCATCGACGCCCGAAAAGCCCTAATCTGTTCCTCGTTGACTTCCAATGCCCGGCCCTGGTTAAACATCCCGGCCCACGTTCGATTTGTTGCGGGTCCGCCCACAACCTCAATAATTGAACGATCTTCTTTCTTTACCTCAGGGGTAAAGCCTTCCGTGTCCTTCTTCCCGGCCTCTGCCATTTCGAAAGCCTCAAGGCGGCTGTCAAAGCCCCGGATTTCGCCCTTGAGTTCTTCCATGCGTTCGGCATTCTCGCCACTCGCTGCCAGTGCTGCCATTTCATCAACCGCTGCTTTCTTTGCCTTCAGTACATCATTTTTATCCATTTTTCTGTTCGCTCCTTTGCCGATAATGGCAAAATTTGAATTTCGGCCTATGCCGATGGTGTTATCCGCGGGTGCTGCGACGAGAGAGACCTCGTAAGGCATCCATTTTGTCGCAACATAACCCCGCTTTGTTTTCTGCTTTTCAACAATCTGATATCCGATAGATAGATTTCTAAGAATGCCGTCCTGGATATCAGTCCATAAGGCGTCCTGGTTCGCCGAAAGCCTAATAATGCCCTTCAGCTTGCCGTCGGCCACTGTCAACCCTTCCACAACCCCCACAGGTAAAGCTGTGTTGTCGTGCGCCCTAAGAAGGGGAAGGGGTGCCCGGCTCAGGTCAACGGCACCGGGTTTGTGGGAGAGTACCTCTTCGCCGTCAAATCGCCTGACAGGGTACTCTGAGGAAAGACTTGCCGTGACGGTTCTTGATTCCGCCCGGATGCTTCCAACATCAATTTCAAAGGTCCTTTTTTCCATGTTCTATCGTTCCTCACGTTTAAGATTTCAGGCCACAAAAAAAGGCACGTCGATGTGTCGGCACCGACATGCCTTTAATTGTTTGAGGTTCCGGTTAGCTAGACCGTCGCCCGCCTGATTTTTAAAAGATGCTTAACGCATCAGATCCACATTATTGAAGGTGCAACCTCCTTTTTCGCGTTCCTCAAAGCACCATCTAAAGCCATGATGCAACTGACAACCTGGTCAATCTTTTCCTTCGATCTCTTTTTGGAAGGCTTCATATTTCCGGCTGCATCTGTTTCAACAATCACGTTCGAAAAGCACCATTGCAAACAGGGATTGTCGGGAAACATGATCTTCCTTTCCAGGACCAGTTTTTCAAGTTCCTTTGAAGGCGGAGACATTGAGGCGAAGCCCTGGCCAAATTCCAAAACAGTCAAGCCCATGTCCTCAAGGTCTTTAACGATCTTTGTCGCGCCCCAACGGTCAAAGAGAATTGCCTTTAAATTGTACTGTTTGCCTATTGCCTCGATCCGCTTCAGAATGTAGGCATAGTCAACCACGGCCCCAGGTGTTGCCTCGATGTACTCCTGCTTATTCCACAAGTCATAAGGCACCCGGTCATTCTTTGAACGTCGTTTGATTGCATCTTTCGGGCACCATGCCCAATGAAGGGTATGGAAGGGCTCGTTCACTTCCTGAGGCACAAAACAAAGGCTCAAGGCACTTAAATCCTGTGTAGAGGATAAGTCTAAGCCTGCATAACATTCACGCCCTGTAAGGTCAGGCATCGGCCCCACACAAGCGGAGAAA